GGGTATGTTAACCTTTTCAATGCGGAGGCTGATCGGATTCTCAGCGATGAGAAACTGAGTGAGGAGCGCGACTGGTCACACAATTTGGCAGGGAATGTCAAGAAGGAAGTTGCGATTGACCACAATAAGATCAAGAATTTTCCAGAGTTTCTTATCACGATGTCGAAGATGTACTACAAGCACACGATTGACAAGGAGCCCATCGAGGGAAGCAAGGTTTCATTCCGCGTTTGGGTGGTATCACAAGTGGCAGGTGATTTTAATCCCATGCATATTCATGACGCGAACCTGTCCGGTGTGGCATTCCTTAAGATCCCAGCAGGATTCGAAGAGGAATATGAGAAGGAGGACCACCATCCAACAGCTGGATGCCTGGAGTTCCTTGGATCCATACCGAATCATTTTGCGAGGCACAGCTATATTGTCAAGCCGGAGGTTGGGGACTTTTATCTCTTTCCGTCATGGCTGACGCATCAGGTCTATCCGTTCAGGTCCGATGGGGAGCGGAGATCAATGGCGTTCAACGTTCACTTTACGATGGACGGACCAGTTAAAGGAGTCAACGCGTAATGCCTCCTTATTTCTTTCATGGACAAACCCCGGAGGCCCGAAGACGGATACTGCCTGGATACCCAAGGAATTTTGTTTTTAAAAGCTACGATGAGTATAAACAGTATTTTGTTGGGGATAGAATAATTTGTCTTTTATGCGGCAAGCACTACAGAGCACTTGGCAATCACCTTCGAGTGTCACACGAGACGGGCATTGAGAATTATAAAAAGAAGTATGGCATATTGTGGACCAAGTCGTTACTGTGTAATGATTTACATGAAAAACAATCAGATCGTGCAAAAGAAAGAATTAACAACGGCGAATTTATTCCTGCTGATATTGAAGGAAGAAGGAAACTAGGAGTGCTCGCACGCAGTTATAAAAGGAAAAAAAGAAATTTACCTGTTCATAAATCAAGCTCTCAAAAAAATCTTGAAAAATATAACATTTTACAGAAACACGTGAGTGAAATAACCAAGGCGAAAGAAGAAGAACCGAAAAGAAAGGAACATCCACCACATATAAAATCTTTTATAGAGAATTATGCTAAGAGAGGTCAGGCGCCGTGGAATAGAGGCAAAAAGATGACGCCGGAGCAAGTTAAAAAACTTTCTGAATTCAGGAAAGCCCACCACGCGAGGGTGAAGGGGTTAATGCATAATGTCTAAAGGAAAGTTGACGAATAAATATAGCAAAAGAGTTGTTATACGCTCCTATGGAATGGGACGTGCCAATCCGCACCTTCCGCAGTTCACAAAACACCGCAAGGGAAAGGGACAGTTCGAGAGGAAGAATGGTTGAAGAGAGCAAGTACAAGTCCGTGGCAATCAAGGTTCCGTACTATGACGCGTTGGTGCGAATGGGGTTGACCATGCACCGTGGGCCGGGACAGGAAATGATGTATATTATTGATAAGGAAGCACGCGCAAGGGACATAAAGATAAAGAGCAATAAAAAAGGACAAAAGAAATGAAGTCGCTAGTGAAAGCAGGAAATGAAATTATAAAGATCGCTCTAGAATGTGAAAATCAGCTAGAGGACCTTCCGCATGTGGTGGGGAGAATACAGGCCGAGGTTAAAGTCCACGGTCACCCTCTTCCCACTATCATGATTCTTGACTTAATTGAGGAGTTTCTCAGTGATAGGGAAGAGAGAAAAAAGTCAAGGGCTATGGAAGGATTTGATGAATCAAAAGTCGAGGAGGCTTTTGGTAGGGTGAGTAGGAAGTGGAGTGGACAGGAGAATATAAACTAATGACAACACTTAAGATCATAGATATGTTCCAGGTGGAGGATGGCACCATTAATCCAAAGACAGGATTGACGGAGAAGCCTTCATGGTACGTACGGTTCGAAGACATGACTGATCGTGTACTGTTTAAGTCCAGACTGTTGGAACTGTTATCCATGGGTTTTCGAAAGACTGTAGAGAATTTCAAGGCAGGGAAAGCTACAACCACACAAGGTGGCGAGGCACGCTTTTGGGTAGTGGTATTCCAGGATTATGAGGTTCGTCTTCAGACGAAATCGCAGATCATGGAAGTGGTAACGGAAGGACATAGACACAGAGATGATGAGGACAATGCAAAATTCGAACGAAACGGGCACGGAACAAAAGAAGAACACTTCACCATCGAGTAAATATCCGGATTGCTGGCCGATGGTCCGCATAACCTGGATGGACGCCATGGACGGCGATACGGGATGGGTGCCTCTGGACAAAATGATGAATGCCAAGTTGGCAACATGTGTTGATATTGGTTGGATGATAAGAAATGATGATGAGCGAGTTACAATTATGGGATCCTGGTGCTTGGATCCGGCTGAAAAAGAAGGAGGAAGATATATTACGATCCCAAAAGGTTGGGTTAAGAAAATAGAATATTTAGGAAAGGTATATGGAGAGATTCGAGATTAATGTATGGAAGGACGCGGAACTGCTGAGCAAGGAAATTGTTGAGTTTAGCAGCATTGACGAATGCTACAAATATGTCACAAATAAGTACCACGGCCCGGATTCCTGGACTGGGACACATCAAAATAAAGCCGGTGTTAAACTGTGGCGTCCTCCTATTGGGATTAGGGTTACCTGGTCAAAACTAGGAGCCTATAAATACAAGCCACCTAAGATACCAGCTGAAGACAAGAAACTTCAAAGAGAACTGTATGATTCAATTACTCCTGAAACCATTCAAGAGTTAGGACCTAATGAAATATATGCAAAAGTAAGAAAAGACTACTGGGGTCATCCTGATGCCAAGGGATATGAAGATAAGAAATGAGCGTAGTTATACCTAGAAAAGGAAAAACGAGGCATGGTAGACGACCACATCACAAATTCAAAAAGCCTGTCAAGAAGTTTTATGGGGTCACAATAAGACAGAAAAAAATGCTTGACATCATTAAGAAATATCTAAAAACAAATGAGCACGCACCAAGCTATGAGGAATTAAGACAGTTGTGCGGGCTAAAATCAAAGTCAAATGTACACAGATATTTGCATTGTTTGCGTGAGAGAGGATATATTACCTTTAAAGATCACATGAAACGTGGTATCATGGTATTGTGAATAGGGATCTCAGTGAAAAAAACTTTTTTATTTTTTCATTTACCGGGATATTGCCAATACCGCAATACCTTTTGTTATAAATGATTGAAATACATAGATTATTAGGGTATTGGCAAGGTATTACGACTCTAAACGACGCAAGAAGGTTTTGTGTTTTTTTAATTATAAAATGAGTAAATATATACATATACCAATAGGTTACGGACGATGAACAAGAAGAGTATTGCCAATACCTCTGCCAATACCAAAGATATGTCTTTAAAATATCCTAAAGACGGGGAAGGATTGACAAGCCGTCAGAAGATATTTGTGCAGATTTTCGCGGAAAATGAAGGTAGATTGACTCCCACGGAGTGTGCTAGACAGGCTGGATACAAGGAGGATCGAGCAAATACGACAGCTTCGGAGTTGTTAAATCCAAAGAAGTATCCGAAGGTTGTTAATGCGTTGATAAGGAGGAGAGCTGAGATTGATAAAACACATGAAGTTAAACTACAGAAGCATGTACAAGAATTGGCAAGGCTTCGTGATAAGTCTTTGGTTGATAAGTCTTATAGTGCTGCCGTTAATGCTGAGCGGTTGCGTGGTCAAGCTGCGGGATTGTACATTGACAGAAAAGAAATTCGAACTGGGACGATTGACTCTATGTCACGTCAGGAAGTTTTAGACAAATTAAAGGAATTAGGATTGGATGGAAAATTTAAAGAAGATAAAAAAGGAGTGGTTCTTGAAGTTCAGGAAAAAGCCAAATCCAATGGCGAAGGAATTAAGGACATCACCGAAGTATCGATCGAGGATAGTAAAAGACCGAACGAAGTATGACCGTAAAGACGGAAACAAACTTCTGGAAGAGTTTAAAGAAATTATTGGAAAGTGGTAAAGGCTACTGTTATTCACGTATAGAGAGCTACGCTACGCCAGGATTCCCTGATTGCGTAATATTTCACAATGTTACAGGATTCTTTACGATAGAATTAAAAGTTGCAACGAGTAGTAATAAAATACAAATTTCTACATTTCAACGGGCGTGGAATACAATTTATTCCATTCACGGAGCTCCTGTATTCATCTTAGTTAAGCTCCTGGGCACAGGTGGCGTTAAAATGTTTTCAGGGTCCAAGGCCCAAGAATTGTCCGAAAAGACCCTTGATGCGGTGCCCGGGATATACGAAGGACGGCTCGAGGACCTTGACCTATGCGCCGTGGTCCGCGCAAACTCCCAAACTCCCCCATAATGTTAGTATTTTGTGGATAACTTGTGGATAACTTTCCCGGGCCCATGTTACCAGGGCGCGCGATCCTTTCTTCAGTCGTGGTAAAACTCCCAAACTCCCTCATATAGTATTGTTCCGAGGTCCGCGGCACAAGATGTAGCGTGCTGGTTCCCGGGATCCTGCTGCGC